GCTGCTAGAGCATTTCTAGCCTTATTAACTAAGTCTTGCTGATAATTAAATAGTTGAAACATTAATCATCATCTTTTAGATCATGAATATTTTTCATCGTTTTGATGATCTCATTGGCATTTCTGGCATGATCATTTTCTTGATCGATTTCTCGTTGAATGTTTCTGACAAGACCAGCTAGCACGATACCATGCCCATGATGTATTTGAATTTGGCTGCCATCATCGTTTAAACCGACAATAATGAAATGTTTAGTTCTGCCGTTAAGAATATCCATGCACGTTGCACTTACTTTGTCTTCCATTTCCTTATCTAACTTCAACTTTTCATTTACATTTTCACTAAACATTATTTTTTCTCCTTAACTTTATCTACTGCTTTTTCAAGATCTGTCTTTTTAAATTTGAAAAAGTCTTCTGCTTTGCACCCTGGTCGGTCGTCTAAGCGGTTCTTAGCGTAAGTATCAATACTGCCCTGCATGATTAATCCACGCTCTCCTGACTGTGGTTTCTGGATCATACGAGCAACTACATCACAACTGCCCATTAAATAATCCCTTGGATTGTCCCGAATGTCTGGGCCGTATTGCATAAATGCTTGACCACTAGGATCAGTAACATTGTTTTGTGCTTCCCAAGCCGTGACTAAGATATCGATGTTCCATTTAAAAACGCTAGCGATAAATCTAATTAAATATGTATTCCATTCGTTGTAGTCAGAAATCTTATTAGCTAATCCCGTTTTGGTTTCTTTAGCTTTTTCAACAAAGAACAATTTCTGCAAACTACTGATATTATCGATAACGAGATTGTCATAGTCGCTAGGCTTAAAGAAATTGTAGAAGTCACTGAGGTCTTCAATTGGATTGTCTGGGTCTAAAACCCAAATGTCATCATTACCTTGCCAAAATTTCACTCTTTCAAAGCTTTTATCTAAGCTAAGCAAGTAAGTTTTTCCTTTAAGATATTTACTCAATGTTGTTTTACCAACACCGGCAATACCGTAGACAAGCCATCTATAATTAGGCTTTTTTTTATCGCTCCATTTAAATGCCGGCATTATTCTTCACCTGCTTCATGAATTAAATCTGTTAGTCCTTGAAGCTGATTAAGGACATTACTAGTAATTGTTTTTTCATATGCTTTAGTCATTACTTTCTTGAACGTTTCCCATTCATCAGTATTTTTAATTGCTTGAAAGGCTTGTCTTGCTTCAGACGAATCAAACTCTGCATTTTCCCATCTAGCAGCAAACTTTAATTGTGCTTCTTGCTTGATACTTTCTTTTAACCAATCTTGATCAATCATCGTCGTCGACCTTTCTATCTAATCCTTCGTTTTTTACTTTGACAATTGCTTCTTCAAAAATCGACCGGACAACGTTTGCTACCGTTTCACTTGGTGCAGCAGTAAATTTACCTGGCAATTCTGGCTTATTCTTACTCAGCCACCGCATTGCACCTGAATAAGTTTTGCCATTTTTTTTGGATTGATAGACCAGATAAATTACCCAGTCATCAGCATCATCTTGCATTTTTTTAATCCAATCTTGAAAGTCTTTTAGATCTTTATTCATCTTGCATATCCTTTCCGTCATAGTAGTCTAGGACTAATTGCTTAATTTCGTGATTGTCAGTGCCATTTTCAAACATCCACGCATACATCTCTGTGGTTGAGTCAAAGCCCATGTCTTCTGCAGCTACCTCAGGTTCTTGGATAATGGCCCAAATAATGAAATCACGACAAGTACTAAATTTCTCATCCTGACCAATCGTGCAGCGTTCATCACCGTAATAACAAACGATTACATCTTGTCCCTTGAGTTCTTCATCCGCTCTTTGATTACGGATAAATTGAAGTTCTTTTCTTAACTCTTTTTCTGATTTTGCTTTCATGTGTTATACTGTCCTTTGATTATTTACTTGAGAACTACCACATCACGGTTGGTAGTTCTCTTTTTGTTTAAGTCATAAATAGTAGTTACTAAATCAGTAGCTGCCCATAACTTATCCTTGGTTTCCTTGCTAAGTTCCATTTTTGCTCCTTTAAGAAATCCATTGAAAAACTGCGTCCCAAAAGCCATAAGACAAAAGACTCAAGGCTAAAATCACTACACTGATAAAAATGTTTAAAAGCTTATCATCTAAATCGTTCTTACGAATTGGCTTGTTGAACTCACGATAGTAGTTTTTGTTCATTTCATCTCATGTCCTTTCATAAAATCTGCAAGTGTTTCTTTGCTAAAGAGCAGCTGACCATCCACACTTGAAGGAATTAATTCATCACTGTAATTCAGTAGCCAATTTCTAAAGGTTGACTTGCTCACACCGCAATAGTTAGCTGCTTCAGTTTTATTAAAGTACTGTTGTTGAATTGCTCTAGCGATTACTCTTTCAGGAATTGTGACTTGCATACTTATACACCTTCAATCTCTAGAGATAGTTGAGTGGGCTCAGAACTTAAGAGCCTATTAATGAAATATTGCTGACCTTTGCCTGTAACTTTTGTAGTAACAGTAATTCGTGAACTGCCATCTGGGTTGTTAACTGTTCTTTCTTTGACTCTGAATAAACCGAGTTCCATCGCTTTTTGAGTTGGTTGATTGTATTTGAGCCCTTTAGAGCAAAGATAGTGATGTTCACGTAGCCATTTAAGCAGTCTGTTTTGTCCTGTTTCATAACCGTTTTGCCGTAGAATCTTAGCTAATTGACCAATTAAAATATCATTTTTACTTGTAGCAACTGCATCTGCAAACAAAGCTTTAGGCTTCATTTGCTTGTTCTCCAGCTTCAATCTGGTGTTTTCATTTTGAAGAATTGCATAGCCACGTTTGACAATCTCTTGTGGATTATTCCACTTGCGTTCAACTTCAATTAAGTACTTGCGGTATTGCTTACCTTTTTCAGTACGGCTCATGAGACAGAGTTGTTTTGCCATATCAATAGTCAAGGCGTAGTCATCGTATCTTCTTACCGTTCCATTGCCACTTTGAACGACGTGACTTTTAGGTGAAGTCGTATAATCCACGTTTTCTTCAAAATCTTTACTATTTTGTTTCCACCAATCTGTAAACTTCTTTTTAAGTCCTAATCCTTCATGTAGGTCCCTTGCTGAAACAAGTTGTCGATCATTGTGAACTTGAACTTTGATTAATTCTTGCATTGTTAATGCTCCTTTCTATCTAAGATTAAAATCACTAATGACTGTTAAGATGAATCGATTAGCTGCAGGATTAGTCTTGCGACCTGAGACGTAGTCACGTGCGTCTTGGTTTGAAAGCTTATACATCTTAGCTAAGTCAGTAATCTTAATATCATTATCCTTAAGAAAATTTTGAACCAGCTCTCGGCCTGGCATTGTTGATGGCATATGATCACTTCCTTTCTATATTTGGTAAACTAGATTCATCTCATAATTAGGAGGTGAATTTATATGAGTTTTTATGAATGGGTTAATACCTTAGAGCCTTTAAATACTCCTGAAGGAGATTTAGTTGAGGACATTCAGCGTGATAGCAATTTCCCTGTAGAAATTGATTCTTGGGTAGCATTGTCTACTTATTTACCCGATGATGATTTGATTCAGGAGCCTGCTAAGAATCTTTTCGATGCTTATTTAGAACAAACACAGCATCACACTGAATAGGCTTATCCCTGTTTTTGTATTTGTGTTTCAATTCAAATTCTTTATAAAGGCCAACCGGAATTTGAGTTAACACTTTTCTATTGATCAGTTCTTGGAGTAAATCTTCAGAGCTGATCTTTTTTAATGTGTCTTTTTGATAAGCATCTTTAAAAGCAAAGTCAGCCAGATCATTTGCTAATTCAATAAAATCTTCTTTATCTTTTTCAGACATTGAGTTCCACTTTTTAGGTTCCATTCCACATAAATAAAATTTATACATTTATCTCACCTTCTTTCATATTTATTTAGTAAGATAAAAACATAGATAAAAGCTTGCATTATTTATTCTTTGAAATAAAATAATAGTGTAAGAAATAAAGCATTTAAATAGTTCCCCAACCATTAAAATTGCTATGTTTCTTTAGTTGTTTTTTTCTATTGATTTAACTTACAAAAATTATAATAATTCCAAAGAATAAAAATGTCAATATTTTTATTCAAAAGAATTAATTTATTTTTGCAAGTGCTTTTTGAGGTGCTTACATAATGATTTTTGACAGAATTAAAGAATTGGCCAAGCAACGCCATTTTTCAAATTTGCAGGAGGTCGCAACAGCTGCAGGATTAGGTAAAAACCTTATTTACAGTT